TGCTTCTCTATTTTTAACTATTATCATCTCAGGTTTTACACCTAATCCATGTGCTATACCAGCATCATTAGTACCATTACCAGTATAACCAATAATACTAAACCCAACATCAGTGTTTACACTTCCTGCACTGTCTATAGTACCAACGCTTGTAGCACTTGTGTCATTACTAAATGAAGTTCCAGCTTTCCAAGACCAACCAACATAGTTGTGAGCATTTTCATTATCTACATTGCTATTGCCGTTGACGTTATAACCAGTGCTAGTAAATGTTATATTACCAAAATTACCTTCAGCGTTAGCATTAGTTGTTTGCAAATACGCATCATCTCCTCTTACACTATCCATCCACAAACCACCACTATCGTCAGTTCTTTGTCTGGTCCAAACTAAATTGGGAACAAAACCTATATCAATATCTTGGTTTGTTCCGTTACCTGTAAAGAGATCATTACTAAAAAAATCTTGAGGAGAACCACCTTTGTTGGGATCTACTGTTTCAACTGGGTCAGGTAGATTGGCTGTGCATAGAGCTACATAACCAGAAGGTACAGCATAGTAAAAATCACCTATACCATTAGAATCTGCATTACCTTGTGCTGTTTCAGTGCCAGCAAATGAACTGTCTTGTCCAAAATTAACTGTGCCTGACTGTGTTCCATTAATTGCAAAGCCAGCAACTTTTGTTCCTGCAATTGATGTATAAGCGGCTGTACCAGAGTTTTGTAATGTGCCATTTTTATAAAAAAAGATACTACCAGATTTTATAGCACAACTAAGAATGTCTCCGCTAGTATAAGAATTTCCATAATTTTCATTGTTCTCATTATTTCGTTTCCCACCATTTCCTTTATAACCAAAACCATCTGCACCATCAGTAAAACTTCCTACTGGGTCGCTTTGATTAAAATTAACATTTTGTGGGTCAGCTATACCAAATAGAGTGCCATCATCATTTCCAGATGAACGATATTCAAAATAGTATCCCCTACTATCTGTAGGGTCAAAAGAAATAGTACCAGCTATGTTATCAAAATTGTTCCCTACGCCAACAACTTTTAGATTTCCTTCTGATATAGTGAGATTGGCTCTCATAACAGAGTTAAGTGTGGAAAAGTTATTAGTAGGGCTGTCAGGCATAACATCACTTGCTGCTAAATTAGCTGAAGTCCAGTGATTATCATTACCGCTAGTATCTGCTCCTATTGTAGATGAACTAGCTGTTCCAGTGCCTACTTGTTTGAACTGCAGTCTCCATCCTTGGTTTCCAAAAGTAAGCCCAGCAGTATCTTTTGGAATCCATATGTCACTTTTAAACTCACCAAAACTATCTGGACCTAAAGAAGTACCATCTATAAAGTTTACCTCAGCCATATAGCCATCAATATCTCTTGTTGTAGAAGATTGTTGCGCTCCTAATTTATGTATGACAGCACTGTTAATAATGCTGTCTGTGTTTTGGTCAACTAAAGCATTGTCCCCACTAAAAGTTGTAATTTGAACACCATTTACATAAAGACGAAATCTATTTAATGCAGTTCCATTATTGACATCCCACCTTATAACAAAGTGATACCAAGAAGAAGCGTCACGAAAACGAGCAAGAGTATCTAGAACTCCAGTGGTATTATTGCTACCATCAACCATCACCAAATTTATCGTGTCTACATCAGCAGACCCAGCACCAGCACCAACAATTCTAAAATTGTCAGCATTGTTAGCACTAAAAAAAGTAGCGTTCTGAGCAGTTGGAGCGTTTCCTCTTTTTATCCAACCACTCCATGTCCAAGCCCTAAGATTACCAGCAGAACTAGGAGTAAATGATAAAAAAGAAGAATCCCCTACATTAATTCTAACGGAGTTAGTAATAGGAAAGTCATAAAACCCACTTGCTGGATTAGCCATCCACGCTGTTGAACCAAACGGACCACTCATTATGATGCATCCGCAAAGGCTAGTTGTGGTGCGCCAAGGCATACTTTTCCTGCCGCAATTACAACGTAAGGAACAATATCTATAGAACTAGCGGCAGTACTAAGTACTATAACTGCTCCACCTGCACAAAAATATTGATTACCTACAGACAGAACTCGTGATCCTGTACCATCTTGGATAAAAGATATAAAGCCTGACTGTCCTACTTGCTCTGTGGTAGGATTAACCAATGTAGTATTACCTGTTAACGTCAATACAAAGTTTTGATTAGCAGAATAGTCTAGGGTTACGTTACCTGTGTTACTTGTATCAGTGTCTGTATTAGCAACGGCTGAACCACCAATTCCCAGATTACCTGCGACAGTTACGTTTGTTGTACCAGTAGGTATCTCAATTACATCTGCGTCTGCGTCATTTTTAATTGTTACATCATTAGTAGAGCCTTGACCTGTAAGGATTAAGCCTTCTGCGCCAGTGTAACCCATCGCGGCATTATCTCCTGCCGCTGTATCTCCGTCTGCATTTACAGTTGAAGCTGTTACAGTCCCAACTATGTCTACATTTGTAGTGCCTGTTGCAATACCTAGAACTGTAGCATCTGCGTCATTAACAAGAGTTACGTCATTAGTAGAACCTTGACCTGTTAGTATTGCGCCAAGTGCCGCTGTATAACCTAAAGCGGCATTGTCTCCTGCCGATGTATCTCCGTCTGCGTTTAATGTAGAACCTGTTATATCGCCTGTTACATCTAGATTTCCTCCAGAAGAAAGAGTCATTTTTGTAGCGGCCGCTTCAGACGCACCCGTCATAAAGTTTAAACTAGTCGCATTGCTCGAAGAGCTAAAGTCACCTTCAGAAATAGCTTGAATAGCCGCAGAAACGAGAATAGCGTCTGTGCCTGTTCCCTCGTCTGGAGCCTGAAAAGAAATCTTACCAATAACGTCATTAGCCGCAATATCTGCTTCTGTAGTTTGTAAAGTTAAATTTGCAGTACTGTTATCTCCAGTCCCTGGGTTTTTAATAAATAGACTTGGCACATTTAAATCTGAAAATGCATCAACAACTGCCGCACCACTTCCTGCACCATCAAGGTAAACTGCCTTAACATGCCCAGCAGGGATTGCTATTGTAGCCCCAGAGCCTTCTTTAATAATTACACCAAAGCCACCAGTCGTTGCATTTTCAATAAAATGCATCCTATTTATTGTATTAGGGCCAATTGTAATTGTGCAAACACTATCTAAAGTTCCTGTGTATTTGATATAAATAGCTCTTGCTTGGTCTGTACCTCCGTCTGCCACTGTGGAGGCATGAGTGTTAGCGTTGGTTGTTATGGCCTCTGTGCCGTAGCTGAGAGCCTCTCCAATCAATTCTAAATTAGTATTTGTTACTGTTCCCCATGACCCAGACTGATCTCCTGTGGCCATCTCATTGAGTCTGAGGTCATTTACATAGGTACTTGTCATATCAATCGATCCTTATTATGCTGTTCGCCCCTGCCGCTGGGAAAACAATTTGAAATGTACCGCCTGAGACCGTAAAGTCTCCACCAAAAGCCAGTATAGCAATTGCCTTATTACTATTAGATGAATTGTAAATCATAGCACCATTAGCGGTAAATGACGCTGAAGTCCAACTTGGGTCAGCCGCGTCAAAGCAGGCTTTAACGCCAGAGATTGTAACTGCTTTTGATGATAACGTAACACCGCCAGTTGCGTAACCACTACCATTGGCAACTTCATTTATTCCGCTACTTGCGTATGCTGTAGTGGCCGCACCTAAACTAGCAGAGCTAGTGAAAAGAGCTATTTTTATTGTATCTGTAACCATCTGATGTTCTTCTTTTAATATTTCAGATTTAAAACTTGTACACATTGCTTGAGCTATAGACATTATATTCCTCCATTGTATTCAGCAGTGTAATCTCTTAGCATCTCTTGCTGGAATAACTGAACTGATTCATCGAATTGCTGTTTATATAAGGTTAACGTATTTGCGTCTTTTAGGAAAGCAGAAGTTTCATAAAGGCAAGCCGCCAATAAAAGAGCCTCTGCATGATCACCTAACCACGTTGTAGTATTGCCAGATGTTAAGCCTGCCGCTGGAGCGATAAACTCAACGCTGTAAGCAAGAATTGCATCAGGTGTTGGCGCAAGAGTTATAACAGTTCCTGCTGTACCTGCCGAACTCGTACTGTACATTATTGGCGTTGCTTGAGTTGTCGAGTTCGGCCAATAATCTCTTAGGTAGGAATCTACCCTGTGATCTAGAAAGCTAACAACATTGCTAGACGTAATAGATACATTCCTAATCATTCTTGCACTTGCCACTGTGTATTGGGTTGTACCTACAACAAGATTTGCCGCTGAGGACGTAAACCTAAAACATGGCAAGTTTGGCAATCTTTGGTAAATCATTTCTTCAGCTTGGCTAATAATTTGATCTACAGATGCTGTTAACTCAGAAGAATCATCCTCTGTAAAATTTTTAATATTAGATACTAATGTTGCGTAATTCATTTAATCACCCCACGGCCCTTGACCCCAAGTTGAGCCACCCCAACCTTGTATGTTAACTGCTTCTGTTCCTGTTGCTCCTGTGCCTGCTACTCCAGATTCAGGTATAGAAAGTTGCATGTTGGAACCGTCTGTTTCTCCAAATGCTCCTGTAGTTCCTGTTCCTGCTACACCTGTTTCAGTAAGTGTTAAAGTTATTACTGATGTTCCTATAGCTCCTGTGCCTGCCAAACCTGTTTCAGCAACACCTAGAGCAACTGATCCTATTTCACCTGTGCCTGCCACGCCTGCCTCAGTAAGTGTTAATTCTTCTACATAAGTTCCAATTTCACCTGTGCCTGCCACGCCTGCTGGGGTAGGTTTAACGCTAATTGAAACCTCTGCGTTAATCCCTGCACCTATTGCTCCTCGCCCATGCATCCCAATTCCAGGAAGTAATCTTGGGTCAATTGTCCAGTCTTGCGTAAACCCAACAACAAATAAAACATTGTCAGGATCATTATCTGGGCGAGGCTTAAATAATGCTGTTGCGTCTATTATATTTTTAGCAGGATTTAATTGTGGCTGTTTAGGGTCATATTCTTCAGGCTCAACACGCAAGTTATTCCAAGTAGTTTTAAGGTCTTTATATCTAACCTTAAAGCCACTTATGTCGCTCATTGCATTTGATTTTTTTCCTCTTGCGTATCTTGCCATTATCCTAAATTCAATCCTGTTGGGTGAATCCTTAAACTTACACCATCATTATCAGCTGAAGCTGCTAAATCAAACGACTTTTGATATATACTTTCTAGAATCTGAAATTTATCAGGTGCATATTTTAAAGCCAGCTTACTAGCCAGACCTGCACATATACAATCAGACCATCTGTATGGAACATCCGCATCTTGATCTGATGCTGTTACATCTTCCAATTGGTTTACTGCCCAATAACTCAGGCTGTATGTAGTTGCATCAGGTATTTGCCAGATGTAAATCTGGGGAGTATACTGCTTGTTTAGCATGTATTGACTTGGCTTGCCTGAACTTGTTTTATTAGGGATCTGATTATAGTCTGAAATTGATATTCTTTCTATTGATTGGTCTGCTGTGTCAGTTCCTGAACTATCTCTTACAACTACATCAATAAGATCTATAGTCCCGACTGGTAAAGTATATGGCGTTGTTTGATCTTTAACCAAAGTCAAAGTTAAATTCGTAACAGTCCAATAATTTATGCCGCGATTAGACCATTCAGAAAATAACAAATTTAAACTCCTCCTTGCGGAAGAAGCTTGATCACCAGTTCTAGTCTGAGGATCTATACCGCAACGCTCATAGGATTCAGCTATGATCTCTTCAACGTCTGGTCTGTATGCTACTGTTTCTGAAGTTGCCATTAATAATCTTTAGATGCCCTAATAACAATCTGATAAGCATCGCCTGCCGCGCCTGCCCCTGTTGTTGTGAATTTAATATCGCCTGTTCCATTAGTTCCGTAAGTGCTACTGCTTGGCAGACCTCCGAAGATAGTAAAGTCTTGGTATCCGCTTTGA